ATATTCTTATAGGGTTATTTATCCTGATGATCTCTACTTTTGTTTTTCTGCCCGGTATAAAGTTGTTGATCTTATTTACAATGTAGTACCCTGCCAATTGTTTGAAATAATATAATTTGCTAAAATCAAAATCTACTACATCGCTATCGGTAAGCCATAGATTAACAACTTCTATTCTTGATTTGTCCAACAACTTCTTGATGTCAGGATAATATTTTTCAACTACATTGTTGAATGGTAAGCCCGTATAACTTTCTACTGGTGCAACTGTAAAAGTTTGTTCGTTGGTTAATAATTGGCTTCCGATTGTAGTTGTTGGCCGTGTAACATTAACGCTTCTTATAAAATAGAAATGATTTTGCAGTGGTTTATGTTTAACAGTGCCATCATCTTTTATTTCTTTTTCCCATAATTTATAGACACGGGAAATAAAACCCAGATTATTAGAGGTTGACAGTTCAGGGGAATATGTTTGTGATTGTATAACTGTTTTTTCGTCATTCAGGTTTTTATTATCGATTGTTAAATACCCATCATTGTAATTAGCTTCCTCGTCGTTGTATTTGTATTTAAGAATATTATTTTGAGCATAGGCACCGAATACATATTTTTCACTTTCTTTTGCTATAAATTTATTGCTCCAATCTATCGCGGTGGATACATTTGTAATTTCGGCAAGTGTTTTAAAATAATATATTTTCTCATACTTATCTTTGAATAGCGTTAATCCAAATTGCCAAATGATTTCATTAAAAAAATCTTTGCATGAGAATCCTGCCAACTCATTCAAAAAATCAATCTGCCCTAATGAATTCTTTTTGATTTTAAGGTTGGTAATGTTAGAAACAAGGCTAACTATAGGGTAATTATTAGGATTATAAAAATGGAAAAGTATCTCTATAGTTGAATTTGCCTCCATATTAAAAACGCCTGGAGAAACTTCATTTACATATCCTTCAAAACGATATTCTGTAAATCCATATATGTATTCATAATAATCATATAATGCTTGTCCTGTTTCATTATCGTAAACGGTTACCAAATAACTTCCTATTATATTTGCATTTAAATCAATAGTTAAAAGACAGGGACTGTTTACTTTTAATTTGTAATTATTTACCAAGGTTAAATCAGATATTATAGTCCCTGTTGAGAAGTTAAGTTTTCCATGTGCTTCAATGATGCTATTATTTAATGGATTACCAGGATCAAAAGAAGTAACTTCCATGTCAACATTAGTAAATCCCTGTTCAAATATAAGTTCCTGAACACTATTACTTTCTGTACCTTTAGGATAAGTTAGATATAGATTTAAAAAATCATCAGAACTAAATATAGAACCCTGAAAATCATATCCGGAAAATAATTTAATCTGATTTAATAAATAAGATGCCCGGACACTTGGCACTAAATAATCGATATTTATTTTATTGGTACTATATAAAGCTTTACCGTTATAATCGGCCAATATATATTTATACGCCCTGGTATTGTCCCAGCTACCTACAACATTCGGCAAAGTCTTAGCGTGCGATAATGCTGTTAAATTTAAATCAGCTAAACTTTTATTCTCAATTATCTTATATATCTCTAAGTTACCATCATAGATATTGCATTTATATTCTTTTGCTGTTTCGGTTATCACGGCCCATCCTTTGTAAACGAAACATTCCCCGGTGTCAGAATATAAATACGCTTCATTTTTTTGGTAAGGAATATTTGAGTTGTTGCCCACTAGATTTAAAAATTCAAAGGTCCGGATGTTTTTTGCCGTCTTAGGTATTGAAAAAGAATTGGTATAATTGGTTTGCCTCGTGTTTAACGATAGTATATCGTTTACCTGTTTTGTCTGCGCGATCTGGCCCGCATCCTTTAATTCAATTTCTTTGCCTAATATATACAACTTCATAGCTTCCGGGTGTTTCTGACAGGCAGTTCAAATGATAATGTCATATCGTTTAACTGCTGTCTTGAATTTTGTATTCTTATATCGCTTGTATTCAATACCACTTCCATCCAATCATTAAAATTATTTTTAGCATAAGGCTGCCCGGTAAATAAGTAGATTTTAGGGCTTTCAATTAGCGATTGGATTAATATGTTCTCTTTACTATTTAAAGTCCCTGTAGTGACCTGTAGCACATCGTTAGCCGTTTTACCAATCTGAATGGTCGGACTGATCGTGTCTTCTAAATTGTAAAAATCGTTTTCGATTTCGCCTAAATCTTTTGTTCTTCGATTGATATTGCCTTTACCAAATAGCCAATAGTTCCATCCTCCAAAATCATTAATCCATTTTATGTAATGGCCGGCACAGGCATCGCTTATTTTTTCGATCTCTGCATAATAATTAGCTGTATTGGAAGTAAATTGTAATTCATTAAAACCTGTGGGAATTGATAGTATATTATTAATTGTAAAGGTTGTATTCCCATCACTAAAGGCTAACCTATTGACTATATATAATCCTGTGAAGTTATAGCTTAACAAGTTTGAAAGGTTCGTTATTGTCATTGCGGTAGCACTACCGGTATAAATAGTTATGTCGAATGGGTAACCTTCCCAATATTTAAAAAAACACTTGTTATTGGCGTTATCTGTATAGGCAGATAAGATGAAGGGGTTATTTATTATTAAATTAATAGGGTACTTCCGTTTAAAGTCTTCCAGTTGTATCTGACCGGATATAAAACTTACGTTTTTTGTTGCTGTATGGGTTACCGCATTAACCAATGTCACTGTAAAAACGATATTGGTATTTAAAAATACTTTATTGGTCCAGTTGTATATATATCCGCTATTCTGAATGTTTACATTTAGATCATCCCTGAAATTATCAACATTTATTTTAGAAGAAATCCAATCTTTGAAGTTAAAATAAAACTTACCGGTAGGATTAGGGTATAAAATTATGGTTACTCCTAAAAAAACAATAGTGACTTTTGCCGGAGCTATAACAGCATCAGTGCCAAATTCAACAACATTGTTAATATTGCTGAACAATATTTTTGTAGTAGGTAAATCTTTTGTAAATATTATCATGCTACTTGTAAATTTTGATTCATAAATGCTATTATCTCACTTGTGATCCGAACGGCTTCCACGGCTCCGACTTCGTCTATGATCTTTTGTATGCGTTCATCTGTTACCACTTCGCTTATTAATTCAACGCCTCCCTGCCCCTGTCTTTTCCAACCCTCTTGCGCTATCTTACGTGCAATTAGAAAAGCCAGACTACTGACACTTATATTTTGTAAAACCTGTGTGAAAATCCCTTTATCAATTATCCATTGCTTTATCGCTTGTATCGGGGGGAATCTACCTGGAGCCCTTCCGTGTTCCAACTGCTCTGAATAATTTTCTCCCATTAGCTTAACTGTATTCTCTGCAGCTATCACTTCGAGACTATCAGCCCATTTGCCACTGGCCCGCATTTTTTTTGCGTCATAGGCTTTGATAAGATCGTCTTTCAAATCTTCAAACTCCTTCGATAGTACCTCTTTAGTACTCATAACTTCTAATAGCGTATGAAATTAATAAACCATCTTTATTTGTGTCGAGCACATTAACCACGTCGATAGCATCAAACTGGATTAATTCTAAATCCGAGCATCCAAATGTGTTTGCCATTTTTTTAAACTCCCCTAACAATGGTTCTATGTTTAATACATACTTACTTCTTTCTTCATCATTGCCCATTTCATTTAAATAAGGCATATCCAGTGTTGACTTCTTCACTAAGAAAAACATTCCGGAAAACAGGTAAGACGCTACCTTTGTTTTAGAGGCGTTCATTTCTGTTTTTCTGGGCGATGGCTCATGAAGGCAATATATTTTGTCTGTAAGAGAATCAGACTTTAATAAATTAAGATTTGACTTCCTGCCATAGCTGTAATGCATATCCTTTTTGATACAGTAATCTTGCAATATCCTTACAAAGTCTTTCATTTCTGTTTTTGCTTTAATTTTGAATAGCTTTCGTTTACTTCTGCCTTTTCTTTGTGCAATACCAATAATGTTAATATTTCGTTGTAGGGCTTGTTTTGTAAGTCATAAGGATATAAACTATAAATTTCCCCTAACTGAACCAGCGGCATCAGGTTGCTGAACTTATTTAGCTTACTCCCTCCTGCCATTTCCCAAAGCCCGCTATCTGCATTTATCGATTGCAATAGTTTGGTTTCCCTCTCTTGTAATTCTTTAAAAGATTTTACCAAATAATTTTGAGCGGCATAGTATTGTTGTATTGATACTTCCCAAAATTCATTTTCTGGAACATTAAAAGCTAGGCAGAAAAGTTCTTTGATATTATTCCAATCCTTTAAATCCTTCATCATGTACAGACAGCTCCTGACATCTTTATAACTAAGCCTGTTAAAATCAATGCTGCCATCGCTAAATTTATTTATGGGCCTGCTGTGTTTCAAGACAACATCATAATCAACTGTGTTGTTAAGTTTGGCGTATTCAGCTATTGTTATGTTTTTCATTATATACTGATCCTTGTTGTATATTGTTTTTGTTTTAATTCAAAATAATATCTCATCATAATGCTGTCCCATTCATCGGGTGAACGCCCCAGTATCTCTTTAACCTTGTCCTTTGGAACAATACCCTGTCGGCCATCCTTATCAATATCTTTTATTTTAACCTGCTCCATCTCTTCGCCTGTAATCTCTCTTACAAAATCATCATCACATATTTCCCCGGTTTCACGGCTCACAATTTTTTGGGCCATTTTAATTGAACACTGGCTTTTTAAGTTATCATAATTCTCGTCGTTCAACGCTTTTGAATTATTTACAAAGCCTTTGCATTTTAGGAAGTCGATAACACCACCACCTACTCCATCTTCGTCTGCTATCACATTCGATAATGGTATTGTGTGTTTTAGTTGCAATTCTCTTGCTTTTTTTACTATTTCATCAAGCCCGCATTTTGGAATCATAAACCTGTTGGTACAAATCCAGCCGTGCCATATCCTGAAAACAGTTTTATCTTTCCCTTTTCTCGCAACATCAATTGTTAAATACTTTTTGCTTTCAGGCTTCAAATGAATTGGATTGAAATAATCGGATATGCTATCATTGTCTATAAGAGTTGCAGGGTCATCATCGTATTCCCAATTGCCATAGTAAAGCCTCTGCCTGCTATTCTTATCCAATCTTAATAATGACTGTAAATAGCTTGGGTGCAGGTTCGGGTTGTCAGCGGGCAGAGCCTGGATAAATTTTCTAAATAGTTCGAGTGTCTTATCCCGGGCAGGTTTATAGAATTCTTTATAAGTCCAGTTCTTTGCCGGGTTGCACGTTCCGAGCATCTTTGGAATCAGACCAAATTCAGCCAACTTATAGCGGATACGCGATTTAACCATCTGCCATGCTTTATAAACTAATTGATTGCACTCATCTACAAAAGCTCCTGTTATTTCAAGTGAACCGAGACCGTCAAAATTCGGATCTGACGGGTATAAGAACAAATCTTTTAATATTATCTCGCTCCCATTATTCCAAAAAATAACATGATCTTGAGCATTGTAATTGTATTGGTCAGATATATTCAGTTTAGTTGATAATTCAAAGAACGTATTTAATGTTGTTTCCCGTAAATTCTTTAGTTTTGACCTTCCCATTAGCCAGCGTGTACCAGGATAAGTTTGGCACATTTCAATCAGCCATAAACAGCCTAATGCACTTTTGCCCCCGCCCGCTGCTCCACCGTAAAGGATTTCTTCTGTAATATTATCCTTTAGATAGTAGACAGCATGCTCTTGTTTAATCAGCAGTTTCATTTGGTCTGGTACCTGATCCTAAACTTATTATTGTCAATGGGGAGTCTTTATCTCCTTTTAGAGTGCTTTCTGTTCTATCTTTCCAATCGTGCTTATTAATTAACACGAACTTTGTCATTGTTGCATTTAGTCTATCGCCAACTCCATACTTTTGCAGCTTTAACTCTTGTATTTTTTCAGCTTTGTTAATAAGTTTTAAAAACGAGGTAAATTTTTTACATAAATAAGAGATTAATTCTTCATACAAATCTTTTTCAATAATTAGAAACTCTTGAAAAAATATATTCCCCTTATCTTCTCCGTGTTCATCTTTTGCTTTAAGCCAGTCAATTAATTCGTTTGCCAAACTCAAAGCTCTTTCCTCGGTCCACTTTTGTTGCGGTTGATATTCAGATGAAAATTGTTTTCCATCTTCTGGTTTTATATTTCCTTTTCCCCCTGCCATAGTTTTGATTTGTTATAGTTTTCAAATATATCTTTATTGTTAAATATTTGAAGTTGTTCTAATTTTCCATCCGGATTAAAATTACCGCTTGAAAATATAGAATAGTTATTTTTTTCTGTTTTTATTAAGCAAAGTTTTATGTGAGTATTTTTATAAATAACATTAAAGTTATTGTTGTCTTTCAAGTAATTAAAAGTTCCTACCACCATTGAAGGTATTGAATCAGATAAAAGTAATCTGTATTTGAAATCAAAATTATAAATCGATTTTATTTCCTCTAAGAATACTAAGTCTTTTTTAGATATTCTATAAGAGATAATAGATGCGCTGTTTATTTTTTCTTTAGAACATATATTTAAAAAATAATCAAAAATAGAATTTCCATTGTTTTCAATAGTAAATATACTTTGATTTTCTTTTGGAAGATCTATATCCTTAATAAGATCTTTTACTGATATTTTTTTATTTGATTTACTTTGCTTAAGCATTTATGAAATATTTTATAATGCTATTATATTTTTTTTTGTTGTTCTCTATTATATAATTCTCAATTCTTGAATTTATTGATGCGTTGCCGCTTCCTGAAACAATAAAGAAATTTTCATCAATATTAAATAATAACATTTTACAATGATTATTTTTTATTTTTACCTGTGTTTGTTTTTTTACTTCATTTAAAAATTCAGGATTGTTTTGTAAAACTCTTTCAGATAAACCAATTCCGATTAGGTTTTTGTTTTTAATCATATCAAATGATTTTTTGTTTAATCTTGAACAAAAAAGCAAAGTTTCTTTTGGGTTTAATTCTTTAACGAACTCTACAATACTTCTTGAAGAAGTTGTGTTTATAAAAAATATTTTATTTTTTTCTGGAAAAGTAATTTTGGACAGATCATTTGTTTGGAAAAAACTTGTTTCAGTTATTTCAGATTTAATGTTTATAAAATTGTTTTCAATTGTTTTTTTTACTTTGAAAAAGTCTTTTTTTACATTGTTTTCGTTTAATTTTTTATAAGGCTTAAACATTATATTTTATTTAAGATTAATTTGAATAATTTCAAATACAAATCATTTCCTTTTATAGCTGCCATAATACTACAAATATATTAATATTATTTATGTATAACTAATTATATATTAATACATTTTATGTATTATGATAAAAAATATTAATGCAGAAAAAAAGGGACCTGGTTTAATTTGAATAAGTGGTTATATCATTTCATTGTTAATTCTTCGCCGGTTAAAGAAAAGTATAGATTTTGTAGTTGGTGGCAGAAATGTAATTTACCGATATATATTCTATAATCAATATCTTTGCTTATAGGTGATTTAAATTCTACTTCATAAACAAAAATTTTATTGGTTATAGAATGTTTCTTAAACTCAAAATTTAAAATCCATTCTTCAGTTATAGGCACTCCTGAAAATTCTGAAATATCTCTTTCGGCAAAATTTGATGATTGTACTAAGTTATCCCAAATGCAAAAGCCTTCTACAATAGTTAGGTTTTGCCTATTTTAATAACATTACCTATTCTTAATTCTTCTTTTTGTATCATGGTTTTAATTTAATGTGAAACAACGCTAAGAATTTCAATAACTATTCTTGCTAATTTGATTGTTAATTCTTGTATTTCGTAATAATTTTCTTCTTCTTCGTCCGACGAATTATAAATAAGGCAGTATGCTCTATATCCCGTTTGGTCATCAATTTTACCATCTTCTAAATCTTCTAAGACATTGCTTAATTCTTGCTCATTTATAAGTATCGAAATGTTTAATCCTTTATCGCAAATTTCACAGTTTAGAAAACAATCATTTTCGTATCCGCCACCGTAATTATAAGTACTCCTAAATTTTGGCAAACCTAATTGTTTTAACTCATATTGCTTTGCCTTTTTTACTTCAGAATTGGTGACTTTTTTGCCATTGTATTTACCGGTTTCTTTTATCTCATTAAATTTTGATAATACTTTTTGCCTTTCTTCTTTGTGTAATTTACGAGCGTTTTTGACCGCTTTACCAATGCATTTTTCGCAAAAATCACCATCAATAGAATGTCCATCCTGTTCAACCCAATGAACGTTACTTAATGTTGCGGAATACTTTTGATCGAACGGCTCCAAAAGCTTTAATGCTTTTTCTTTTAACTCTTGCATTTCTGTTTTCATATTTCTTCAAGTATTAATAATTTTCCTTTTATTACTTTTTGTTCGGCTTCATTCCATATATCTAAAGCATCTTTAAAATCGTAAAGAGATCCTGGGTAATCATCATTTATAGGTTTTAATCCAAAAAGATTTTCAAAATACAATTCATTAGCTTTTAATAAGCTGTCGAATGAATCATATTTATGTAAAGCGGGGTAGTTTGGATAAAAATAGTTTTTATAATTTATCTTTTGTGAACCGTCAAATAAAGACGTAAATTCTGTTTTATCCACATAGGGCTCCACATCAAAAGAAATTTCATCTTTTGTAGCTGTTCCTAGTATTTTGAATTTATCTTTTAAATACACTAAGGGAGTTGCAATAGAACCATTGATTTCAAGATAACCAGAATCGTGTTCTTTGTGCTCATTAATTTCCTTCGGTATTCCTAAAACCCATAATTTTGTTGGTTGTAGTTGTTTCATAACAATTCAGGATTATCGTGGATGTTGCCTATTACTATTGGAATTGGCATTGTCATCATTGAAAACGGGTTCCAAACCCCTGTACTCCCATATTCATATCTCAATCTTTCAGAAGAAAACTTAACCTCTGCAATAATTATTTTACCGCCAGATGTGATGCCATCAAAAGTGATCACATCCCCCTCATAAATATCCTTTCCATTTTTATCTTTTATGTGTTGTGGAAGATTGTCCTGTGCTGCTTTGTCGAATGTTATACTCTTGTAATTTTTCATAATGTTTTATTTATTGTTATTTATTTCCTTTTAAGAAGCTTTGCAAAAACAATCAGTTTCAAATTCAAATAAATCACATTGCTGTTTTGAAAGTTCGTGCAAATCTTCAGCTTTTGTAAATGGTTTTTGTGCCATTTCTACTAATTCTATAATACTTTTATTTGTTCTTAAATCAAATCTTGGAATTTCTTCAGAACTGTATTTTTTCTCCATTTCTATCCACCATTGAGCTACCTGTGGATTTTCATTAATAATCGTCAATCTTTTTTTTAATGACTTTTTAAAGCACAAATCACAATTACCCTGATAGTCCTTTAACCCTAAATCGAAACTTTGTCTTTCCCACCAACTACGAATAAATTTGCTGTCTATTTTTACTTCATCACATAAAGGATAAACCACTCCTTCTTTTTCGGCATTATTTGATTTTCTATGTGCTTCGTCGGCTCTAATTCCAATTACTTTAATTACTTTATGATTGGAATAATTATCACGTAAATAAGCGTCAATAGGTCTTTGTTTTAATTCACGTGTGCAATTAGAGGCCATATTATTTGGTAAAGGGTATTTTTTTAACATGGTCTCGAAAGGTTCTCCATTTCGTGAAGCATTATGAAAATCTACTATTTTATAGGTTGTTCCTTTCCCTTTTTCTTTGTTTACAGATGCCTCTAACCAAATAAGATTTAATCCAAATTCTTTAGCGCATTTGTCTGCAAATTCCAATGTCTCTTCTCTTTCCTTACCTGTATTGGTAAACAGAAAAATGTGGTTTTTGTAAAAAGGATGCTCTTTTATGTATTTTGCTAAAAAGGCAGATGTTCTTCCTCCTGAAAAAAGAACAACATATATGACTGGCTTATTCGGTGTTATGTTTTTAATTTTCAACATTTTATTTATTTATTGTTATTTATTTCCGAGTGCAGTATTGTATAATTCCCCCGCAGGAAAACTAAATCACCATTGAAATAATCCTCTATAGCTGTGTTAACCTGGTGATACGATACGTTCAATGTGTCAGCTATTGTCCTTACCCTATTGTCATCGCTACAGAAGAATAGCTCAAGGATTTGCTGTTTGGTGGTGTCAGTTGCTGTTGCCATTTTGGTAGTGTTGAGTTGCTTTCATATAAATAATTTTGTTTGATCCATTATTTTTTTTACTCGTTCATTACCCATGTCAACATATTTTTTTTCAATATCAAACCCTATGAAGTTTCTGTTTTCAAAGGCAGACATAGCACACTCTGTACCACTCCCAGAAAAAGGAACCACAACTAAATCATTTTCACGACTACAACTTTGAATTAAATACCGCGTTAGTTTTTCAGGCTTAGCAGTTTCATGGTCATACTTTCTAGTGTTATGAGCCTCTTGCGAAAATCTTAATACATCCATTTTATATTTCCCTATTGGATTGAATGGACGCCTTAAATCCTCATACTCTTGTTTTAAATCCTCATACTCTTGTTTTAAATCCTCATACTCTTGTTTTAAATATTCATTTTTTTGTTCAATATTTAACCAATCTCTAAGTTTTAAATAAAGTTCTTTCGTCAACATTGAAGGTCTCTTTTTTTCTAAACTTAAACAAGCTGAGGCAACACCACCACCATTAAAGGCAACTCCTAAAGATTTATTAATATCTTTAAAAACTATTTTTCCTTTCGCTCTTAAAATTTCATTTCTTATGTAATCTCTAATATTAAAAACACATTGTGTTAAATCATATATATCGTTTGAATACATTAAAAAACGTTCAGTTGTGTTTATAAATCCCCTTGCATCTTCTATTTTTATTTTATTTGTTTGACGGTCAAAAAAATGAACTGTAACATTAGAAACTAAGCCAAAATATTTATCAAGTATTATCTGCGAGTAAGCTATTTTTTTTGAACTACCCCACCAAAACAAAGTGCCGTTATCCGCTAACAATCTTTTACATTCAACAGCCCATTTCTCGACGTCTTTTAGATAATCATCAAATGATTTCCAAATAAAATCAAAGTCACCTTTAACCTCAAAATAAGGAGGGTCGGCAATTATTAAATTGGCGCATTTGTCTGGCAGGGTATTATCTAAAAAATTTATATTATGTATTTTATTTATTTCCATTTTGATACATGCGTTAGCTTTTTTTTAATTTTATTTTCTTCATTGCCATGAAACCGTTTATACCCATCCTGATGTCGATCTGTTCATCGTTGTACATCTCGATCATTAGTTGCTCAAATTCTTCTGCTGGTATATCTAGTTTTGATTGTATTTCTACCAGGTAGGTCCCGCACTTTCCATCGCTTGAAATGTGTTTTTGCTTTACTAATTCAAGGATTTGGGATTTCATTTTCTGATTGTGGCTCGTTTCTTTTTCAGAATCCCTACGTATGGGCTTCGTTGTGGGTCTTTCTCCCAGTCTATGATTAAGTCCTCTAGCATTTGCCTGTCAAAATCTTTTGTGATTCTTTCTACATAAGCTTCAACTTTTTGGACAAATGTTTTTTCAGATAGCTTTTTGTAAACTTTTTGAATGCTTTCTGAATCCATTTCATTTTGAAAGTGCTGCTTCTTTTCTTTCTCAATGATTTTTTCCCTTTCGATTGACTTTAGTTCCAAATACGCGGGGGCCCAAACTCCTAATATCAAATTCGAATCAACACCCCTGTTTGTACTCCCTAATTTTCCGGTTCTGGCCATCTTAAAAAACAGGATTATATCTTCGAGTGTTTCGCAGGAAAAGAACTCTAAAACATCAACCGTTAGGGTGTCCACTTGGGTATCGCTTAATTTGGTACTGAATCCAAATGACTCTAAAAATCGTTTGCATAAAACCCGGATAACACTAAATCCAATTTGCCCGCTTTCATTTTTAAAAACTGAACTGATAACCGGTTTGTCAAAAACTTGGTTAATTGCTAATCCCATTTCGATCATTGGGACCGATGCTTGGTTGGCAATGATAGATTTACTTAAATCTAAAGTTTCTTGCAACTTCGCTTTCCATGGCTTCTGTAAAGATTTGTTCGTTTGATTTGCTAGTTCCATTTTCTTTATTTTTATACTTGTCCTCTGCTATTTTTTGAAAGTTTGAAGGTTGTAATATCCAATCAAAATCAGCTGTCCATCCTCTCTCATTTTCCCCTGTTAAAAATCTGCTTTGTGAAACTTTTTGAAATACATCCCCTAAACCGGATAATCCTCCACATTCTGAAATTCTATTTTTTAGTGCCGATTTTCTTTGTGGTGTTAGTTTTTTAACTGCTGGGAGTTTATTGCAAACTGAGTTGAAAATTGAAACTATTTTATCAAAATCAATTTCTTGCTTTTTGACTATTGCAATTCCATTTTCATTTTCATTTTCATTTATATTTTCAATTACATCTTCATTTTCAATTACATCTTCAATTGCTTTATTGTTTAAGCAATGCTTAAGCAACCCTTTAAGAGTGGTTTCGTTTATGTCATTAGTATCAATAAAATAAAGGATTGATTCTTTGTTTGTATTCAATTTTTGCAACCTTAAAAAGTCTTGTTTATTCAAAATTGCCTTTGCTTTTTTAAAAAATTGACCTATTTTACCACTTTCAGATTGCTTATTTTTATAATTTTGCCTTTCTAAAATCGATTCATTTAGCCGTTTATTAAAGTAACCGCTTTCTGTTTTTTCAAACTTTGCTTCAAGGGTTGCTTCAAGGGTTGCTATATCAATGCCATTGCAATACATAAGCACCCTTTTAATTTCTAATGGAATGATTCCGTTTTGATGTTGATAAATAAGTAAATCAATATAGCAAGCTCTTTCTTCTGGAAGCATCATTCTAGTGCCTTCATAAAAGTCTTTGCTGTAAAATAAAAATGCTGGGTCTTTCATAATTATTGGTTAAACATTGATGTTCTTTAATTTGTTTTTGTTATTCGGGTTGAACCGATGATTTGCATTTTTATGCACTTTCTCATGACAATCTTCACACAGGGTTACCAACCATTCCAGATGATCTAATTCATGCCCTACAATCGATTTTTGATTAACATAATAGGTTATATGATGGGTTTCTAACCTAATGATTGCATGACACTCTACGCATTTGAATTTATCTCTAATTCTAATTTTAGATTTAACTTCGTTCCAGTAAGCATTATCTTTTAAAGATTTTCTGTAATTGGTTGGACGCCCTTTTTTGTGTTGAAGTCTTGACATTATTTTTTAGCTACCTTTTTTGTTTTCTTTAATTATTCAAAATAAACTTTGTTCCTTTCACTGGAATTAAACAGATCTCTTACCTGATGCTCTGGAATTTTCATGACTTTAGCAAGTTGTAATACTCCATTTATAAAGGTGTAGTAATAGTAATTCCCATTCAGTGCGATCTCGTAAGTAGTAGCCAGATCAAGATTGATTTCTGCTATTCCTTTTCTAACTTCTTTGGATAGGGTCTCAATTTTATTAAATGACGCGCTTACGGTTTCTTTTGCCCTTTTTTCCGCTTCTTTTGCAGCTTCGGTTTCCGCGGCCCTGTGCATAAGCTGGTGCTGATAGATTGGTAAATTCTCCTCCAGTTCTGTGATATAGTCGTTTCTAATGTGTTCTTTCTCGTAATCATCCAGCAAACGGACTGTTTCTATTTGCTTAGGCATTGCTATAAAGTTTTCACTGATGAACTTTTGCACATCTTCAGGAGTTTCAAATGTTCCGAGGCTCTCCGGAACCTCATTTGTTTTTGCAGTAAATTCAATTACAGCCGGTAGATAATTCTTTACTATTTCCATTTTTGTTTTAATTAAAAATTGTTACTTGGTTTTTGTCTTTTGTTGCGTTTGACTGTTGTTTAAGTCTGAATTCTTTTGAAATCCAAACCTGTAATAACCTACAGTGTGCAACAGGGTTTTTAGCGTTTGAAACTCCATGTTTATAAATTAACTTGTCTTTTGAAAGTTTTCTGAAAACAGATCCGAACACACGGGGTTGAATTGGTTTGTCATTTCCTGCCTCGTAGATGGTTTCATTTTACTTTTTACCCATGTCTCGGCAAAATCTATCACTTTCTGATAGTAATTGAAATGATTGTCCCTTACCTGGTCAACTGCTTTGTTTGTGATTTCAAAAGGTGTCATAATTTAAAATTGTAAGTTCAGTTTATCATGTTTTTGATGGCACGGCCGGCAGCGGATTACTATGTTTTTTATGTCCCAACATTGCTCTGTTTTGCCTTCTTCCTTTGCTTTTTTGACTGATATATCATGTGAACAATCTAACCTGGTCCCTGATGCGTTTTTGCCACATTGTTCGCAAAAATTGTAGTCATAATTATCGATTTGCTTTTGAAGTGCTTTTCCTTTGGCTTCCGTAATTTTTCGCTCTATTTGAGATTGGGTAAATTTTTCTCCAGTTGAAGTTTTATAAGTATTCATCTTAATATTTTACATCGATTGGTTGCTCTAAATCTTCTTTAGGTAATGGTATGTTGTACTGAAACATTTCCCACGCTAATTGCCGGCACGCTTCATGGTATTCTTCCTGGCTGTAAGTAGTGTTTTTAGTAGTTGACTTTGGTTTTCTGATAACCTCATGAGTGATTGGATTAATAGCAACTTCGCCTGTGCTCACGTTAACAACTTCTTGAAAATTTAAATTCGATTTCAAAAATTCGTGCACCTCGTTTTCCTGATATATATCCCCCCATTCCTGTCTTAAAATGTTTTTCCAATGCTCTACTATAACTCCCCAGTAGTACCTGTTTTGCTTATTGCTTCTTTTCTTGTAATACCTCTCAATGGTAACTGTTACTTTTTTGCCTTCATAAGCACTAATAGCATCAATAATTACGTCTCTGTTTTCCAAAAACTTTCCGTCTTTTATTTCTGTTGTAGTCGATATTTTACGAGGTGTTAATGCCATTATTCAAATGCTTTTAATCGTTCTTTTTTCCGCCTAATTGCTTCGTTTAATCTTTTTTCTAACTTCAAAATATCAGTGTCATTCCTCTCAATTTGAAGTACGAATAACCGCTTATTCTCATTTTTAAATCTTGGATCGTAACTTATGAAGTACCATAATTTACGGCCTGTGATGTACATAGAGCCTTGTATTTGCCAATAATATTTTGTACATTCCTTTTTGAAGTTTTCTAAATTGAGATGCTCTAAATAATACAGGTGGGTTTTGCTGTCCGGGCATTTAGTTTCAATACCAGAATCTTTGTCAATCAGTCCATCCGGGGTACATCCAACATCTTTTGTCAGTTCAATATATTTCTGGTCATCTCCGTAGTTATAAACCTTAAATCCATATTTTTCCATGAACTTTTCAATGGCTTCAACCTCAGTTTCTTTCCCCCACTCTACCGCATTACTCGAAAGTTGTTTTCTGTCATTTGTAGTTACAACTTCCAGTACCTTTTCAGTAACATAAGTAATGGCACCTTCAGGGAAAACATCTTTATCTTCAAAACCCATTAGCCTTACAAATTCAGATGCCGTAAACTTGCCCTTCCTTTCTTCCAGCCATTCCTCTTCATTGCTTTTTTGATTCATTTTATTAAGAGCGGATTCATGCTCCGCTCTTAAAACTTCTAAATCAATGCCTTGTAAGTTATTCTTCGTTAGCATCAAAAATGTTTATATCCTTTTCATCTACATCAAATAGCGGAATGTCATTACCTCCTGTTGTTTTAGTACTTCCAGTACAGGTGATTTTTACACCTTGCCCTATTTTAGTGTTCATTAATGCTTGGATAAGCACCGTTTGAGCTACAACAAATGCCTTTTCACCATCATGCAGCTTGGCCATGAAATAAGTGCCGCCTTTAGCATCTTGAGCTTCTTTAAATCCAAGAAAGAAACATTCAACTGGTTCCCCTTTTTTCGCAATCCATTCTGATTTTTCCATATAGGAAACGGTTAATTTTCTATTTATTCCAGCACCTTTTAAGGCACCAATTGCAGCTGTTGATGGCATAATAAATGTTACTTCACCATTCTTTGGAAATAAATTTGGCTTTTGATCTTCTTGATTTGTACTCATAATTTTTAGTGTTAAATGGATTACGTGTTATTAATTACTTGATTTTTAATATTTCGTTTTTGAAGGTTGCAATCGTAGTGTTTAATTCATGCTTTACTTTTACAAGAGCGATTCGAATATTTTCTTCTTTTATGTCCGGGAAATTCAAGGTAAAGTCCAAACTTTCTATGTAAGCAAATGCCTTTTCTTTATCAGGTTTTAATTCTTCAATTCTTTTTGCTTCTGCAGCTTCTGTCTCAGCCTTTTCCTTTTCTTCTTTTTCTCTTTGAATTTGTTTTGCTTTTGCTTTTTCTGCGGCTTCGTGGTCTGCTATTTTTTTAGCTTCGGCATCTGCAAGTGCTTTTTTATCGGCATCAAGTTTACTTTGCGCGGCTTCAATTTCTTCTTGCTTACGCTTATTTTCAGCTTCAATCACCTTACCTTGTCTGTATAATTCATCAGACTTACGTTGATTTTCAGCATCAATTGCCCTTTGTTCCGCTTCGCGTTGTTCGCGTTCCTTTTTATCAGCTTCTTCTTTGGCTCTTTTCTGTGCTTCAAATTCTTCTTTCTCTTTTTTTAACTTTTCAGCCTCAATTCTTTGATTCTCTTTTTCAGTCAGTACTTGTGTTTTGTCATCGAATTGTTGAAAAAGAAGTTTAACTTTTGTTGCGAATTGTATTTCAAACTCTTCAAATTGAGCTAAATCTGTTTTATCCAGGCCTTCTTTAAAATTGCTTTTGAAGTGGTCTATTTTATCAAAAGTCATGGTTTCGATTATGGCTTTAGAGGCCTGATAAAATGCTTCTATTTTCTTTTCAATAGCTTCTTTGCGCTCTCTTTCAGCATTTTCTTTAGCCAATCTTTCAGCTTCTTTTTGATCTTCAAAGCGCGTCACTTCTTCTTGCTGCTTCTTTTCATGTGGTAATGTGATATTTATCAATTCGGTTGTTGTGGCACTTACTCTGTTCCTTATGTCTTTGAGTTTTGAAGCAATTAATTTGTCTTGTTCTTTTATATTGGTTCTAGCGGATACAAGTGCTGTACGTGCTTTTTTAGCTTGTTCAAAGCTTTTATTATCTGTGATCTCTACGAAAGGATTTTCTTTTACAATTGCTAATTGTTTTTCTCTCCACCCTTGAAGTTCCGGGAAAGTTGAAATATCTAATTTCTCTGATTCGGTTGTTTTACTCATTTTGCTTAAAATTTAATTGTTGCTTTTATTACCCCTGCTGCGAAATAGCTTAATGACAGTAGTAGAAAAATGATCATGCCTTTGTCTGTTTTGGGTTGTTTAATAAACCACTTGACTATACCTGTCATAATTCTGTTGTTTTTTTGATTAGTGCTTCTATTTCATTTTCAACTTCTTCTGCAAGGTTAGTATAGTCGTCAAATTCACTTCCTTCTACACAGTCAGGATGAGCTAGCATAGATCCTTATTCTCATTGCGATTAAGTACTCATCAAGAAACAATTTCTCGACGCCGGATAAGTCTTTTAGGGCTTTGCCTGTTAACCATAAACTTGCTATTTCAATCGTGCTTTTCATAATCGTTAGTTTATAATTTCAATTGTGAAGTTGTCTTTTTTAACTGATATTGTTCGTGTGTTGTGATTCCTGATAAAAGAATTTATTCCTTCAACTTTTGCTTGAATTTTACTACTGCCCCATGTCTTTACGTTAGCCGAACTACTGTCCAATGTCTTTACGTTAGCCGAACTACTGCCCCATGTCTCTACGTTAGCCGAACTACTGCCCAATGTCTTTACGTTAGCCGAACTACTGTCCAATGTCTCTACGTTAGC